AAGAGTTCGTAATCGGAGACGAGTCTGAAGAAGAGGAATCTGAAGAAGAGGAATCTGAAGAAGAGGAATCTGAGGAAGAAGAATCTGAAGAAGAAGAATCTGACGAAGAGGAATTCGATATGATGGATTTATCTGACATAGAAGATGATAACGAATTTGATTCTATGGAAGTTACAGATTTGACTGATAGTCCTATGGAAGATGTTCTTAAAGCTTTCAAACAAATGAATTCTGATGACACTTTTGAAATTAAAAAAGAGGGTGATTTTATTCATTTAAAAGATGAAGAAGATGAATACCTTATTCAAACTGAATCTGAAGAAGAAGAATATGAAAGTATGGAATATAACGAAGAAACTGAAGAAGAAACTGAAGAAGAAATCGTTTACGAAATCGAAATGGATTCTGAAGACTTTTTCTCATCTGATGATGAAGAAGAAGAGGAGGAAGAAAATGAATTAGATATTGATTACATGGAAGAAGAAATGAATCCTGTTATGGAATCGTTTAAAGCAAAATTAGGTAAAGGTGCGGCTAAAACAGGTGACGCTAAAAAAGCTTCTACTTTCAAAAAGACACAAGGTGGTTTTAATGAAAAGAAAAAAGCAGCTAACCCAACAGCTCACACAGGAAAACCTAAATTTGAATTTAAAGAAGGAGAAGTGTTTGAAATGCCAAGTCCAAAAGGTGTTGAAAAATTCACTAAGGAAGAAGCTAAAGAAGCTGCTCGTACTTATGGATTCGGTTCTAAAAAAGGACGTGGTTTAAGAAAAGCAATTACACCTAACAGAAATTTAACTTTCGAAAGCCGTGAAATCATGGAAGAACTTGAAATGTTAAGAGCTAAGAATGAAGAATATAGAAAAGCATTAAATATGTTTAGAGATAAACTTAATGAAGTTGCTATATTTAATTCTAACCTTGCTTACGCTACAAGATTGTTTACAGAACATTCTACATCGAAACAAGAAAAAATTAACATTTTGAGAAGATTTGATTCTGCAGAATCTCTTAAAGAGTCTAAAGCCCTTTATAAAAATATCAAAGACGAATTAAATATTGATAATAATAAAAAATTCGTTAATGAGTCAATCGAGAGAGTTATTGAGAAAACCCCACAGTCAGGTTCAGCCGTTAATTTGATTGAATCTAAGACTTATGAGAATCCTCAATTCTTGAGAATGAAAGACATTATGTCAAAAATAATAAAATAAACTTAAAAAATAAAAAACCTATAAAAAAATGGGAGCATTATTAGAAAGTGGATTAGTTGGTAACATCGGTCTTAAGCACTTGAAAGTTATCAAAGAAGACACAGTAAACAAATGGGACAGATTAGGGTTCCTTGAAGGTCTTAAAGGCCACCTAAAAGAAAATGTAGCTCAGTTGTATGAAAACCAAGCATCACATTTGATTAACGAAGCATCTTCTACGGCAGATTCAGGTTCATTCGAGACTGTGGTATTCCCTATCATCAGACGTGTGTTCTCTAAGTTATTGTCTAACGAAATCGTTTCAGTACAAGCTATGAATTTACCAATCGGTAAATTGTTCTACTTCGTACCACAAATTCAAGGTTATTCTGGTGGTTCAGCTATTAACGGATTAAACGTAACTTCTGGTGACCACTATGCACCTGTAGGTTCTCCTGGAAACTATCCTGGTGACCCTAACGCAGGTTATGCATCTGGTACTGGAAGTGCTAACAACCCAACTTACGCTAAAAACCTTTATGATTTATTCTATGAAGGAACTGAGCCAGGTTTAGACCCAGCAGGTTTATTCGATTACTCTAAAGGTAGATTTGTTACTTTAACGTCTGCAACTCCAACAGTTGCTTGGTCTAATGGAGCTTTAATCGCTTCTGCATATACTACTAACAGTAGTGCTGAATACAGAAAGATTATTGTTGCATTATCAGGATTTTCAACTGCAGGTATTGGTAAGTTAATTGGACCTGATGGACAAGAGCAAGATACTGAATCTTTCTTATCTAATTTAGTTCTTTATACTGACAACGCAACAGTTGCAAGTAACTTAAATACTAACACATTTACACCACTATTATATCGTGTTGTAACTCAGAAGTATGGTCAAGCAATATATGGTCCTCAGTACACTTCAACACAAGCTGCTTTTGGTACTTCAAGTACAGGTGGTAATGGAGGGTATTATGATAATGTTTGTAACCAAACAGGTTTCATATATTTAGAAATTGACGCTCAAGTTCCAGCATGTATTGCATGTGGACAATCAACTCCTGATGGTTATTCTGGAGCTACTTTAACTCCATCTACAACTGCTTGGAGTGGAGCTTCTGCTAATACAAACATCAAAGCTGCTTGGAGACGTTACGAAGAGTTAGAATTTGAAGATAAAATTGGTGAAGTTTCTTTTGACCTTGAGTCAGTAACTGTTTCTGTTACAGAAAGAAAATTAAGAGCACAATGGTCTCCTGAAATGGCACAAGACGTTGCAGCGTTCCACAACATCGATGCTGAAGCTGAATTAACAGCTTTATTATCTGAGCAAGTGGCAGCTGAAATTGACCGTGAAATTTTACGTGACTTACGTAAAGGTGCGGCATGGACATTACGTTGGGATTACAACGGATGGAAGCGTCTGAACAACCAATCAACTCCTTACACTCAAAAGGACTGGAATCAAACATTGATTACTGCAATCAACCAAATTTCAGCTCAAATCCACAAGTCTACTTTAAGAGGTGGAGCAAACTGGATTGTTGTATCTTCTGAAATCAGTGCTATCTTTGATGACTTGGAATACTTCCACGTATCAAACGCGGCTCCTGAGCAGGACCAATTCAACATGGGTATTGAGAGAGTTGGTACATTAAGTGGTCGTTACCAAGTATACCGTGACCCATACTTCCCAGCTAACACTGTGTTGATTGGTCATAAAGGTACTTCTTTATTGGATACTGGTTACATCTACGCTCCATACGTACCATTACAATTAACTCCAACAATGTATAACCCATTCAACTTTACTCCAATCAAGGGTATTATGACACGTTACGCTAAGAAGATGGTTAATAACCGTTTCTATGGACGTATCATCGTTGATGGTGTTCGTACATTCGATTTGAATGAATTAAGATAATCTTATCTTAATAGATAATAAAAAAGGTCAGAGAAATCTGACCTTTTTTTATTTAGACAAAATTCTAAGTGATTTGGACAATACTTCAGATTCTTCCAACGAATAAACACCTCTTAAGAATGAATATTTAACCGCCTCAATTAAACATAATTTTGCTTGTTCGTCAGTTAAGTTAGATATGAAATCATTTAAACCATCTAATGACCTATATTCAATGGAATTAAATAAAATGCCTCCATCATTTAAATTATTTAATTCGTTTATAATTTCTGATTTTAATTTGTCTTCTTCTAAATGTTCCATAGTGTTAGATATTTATGTAAATATAAACAATTTTTTTGGGTATGAAAAGTAATATAATTTTAGAAATTCTTAAAAAACTAACTGAATATGAGGAACATTTAAATGAGGCTGCGTCAACTTCAACCGTTCATGGTACATACAAGCCACCAATCAGACCTGGAATTAGAAAATGGTTTAAAGAAAATTTAGCACCATTTATTGAACCTGTATCTGATTATGTTGATGCTGAAATAAATTACGATTCATTAGATGGTGATATTAAAAAATCTAAAAAAGAAATTTCTAAAAGAGAAAAATCAGCAAAAAATATTCGAGATAAAGATTATAAACAAGACGCACCTGATGAAGGTGATGACGAATATGCGTATGCCCCATTTAAACTTTTAAAACCTAATTACAAAGTTGATAGTGTAAACGAGGCCACAAGTACTGGAGGTGTTGGTAGTTTTAGAGCCCCTTTAAGACCTGGTTTAAAACTATGGGATAAAAATACTTTAGAACCTTTCATTAAGCCTTTAAGTGGTTATGATAATGCTGAATTATATGTTGATTCTTTAGATGGTAACATTGATACAAAAGGTGTTAAAAGAAAAGAAGAAATGGCTAAAAAAATATCAAAGTATGATAAAAAACATCCCATTCAAAATGATGATGATGGTAGTAATTTAAATGATGATACTTACACAAAAAGTAAAATTAAGAATAACATATCTAAACCATTTGTTAATGAAGATTTAGGTGTTTGGTTTGGTACAAAGAAAAAACCAAAAGGTAGTAAACAACCTAAAGGTCCATGGGTTAATATTTGTCGTAAAAAAGATGGTAAACATCCACCTTGTGGTAGACCTGAGGGTGATGAAAAAGGATATCCTAAATGTAGGGCGGTAGGTGTTGCAGCTAAAATGTCTGATTCTCAAAAACAAGCTGCTTGTCAACAAAAAAGAAAGGCCGAGAAAAAAGATACTCAAACAGGTAAAGGTCAAAAACCTGTTATGACTTCATACAAACCTAAAAAGAAAAAGACCAACGAATCGGTCTTAATATCTTTAATTAGAAAAGCTTTAGATTAATAAATACTTTTACTAACTCTAATACCTGGTTTAAGAGGTTCGTAAGTTCTTTTAGGTCTTGAGTAT